GCACTCTTGATGATCTGTACAAACAAGTTGAATTAATCAGGGGCTAGGTCACCAGGTTTCCATCCTGTGCGTTGTGCTTGGATAAAAGCAGTACAATTTAAACAAACAGTTCGTAAGTTTAATAACTCTGAATTATTTAGATTACCATCCATATGATGTACCCTCATCTGGCTAGCATGCTTGCATTGAAATCCACAAACATCACATATTCTCTTTATTTTATAACCACTAGATGCCCAGCGTGGAGTAGGTACTTTTTTCTTTTTATTTCTGTTAATACAGGATAAACAACGACTACGGAAATAGGTCTTTCCTTGGCGTTTATAGTTAATTGCACATGTATTATAGTTACATGCACTGCAAATGGGTCTTTTCATACATATATTTATTAAATATTAGACCTTTATAAAGGCGTCTATAAACCACCAATTAATCAATATTGTAATAAATATTCGTAACGAAGTAAAAGGTAACTTAGTTACTATTAATTAGAGGACAATAAAATGGCATTAGTATCCCCAGGAGTAGAGGTTAGTGTAGTTGATCAAAGTCAATATCTACCTGCACCAACAAATTCAGTTCCGTACATCTTGATTGCAACTGCACAAGATAAAACAAGCGGAACAGCAACATCAACAGCGACAGGAACAACATTAGCAAATGCTAATAAAGTTAACTTAATTACTAGCCAAAGAGAACTAGTATCAACATATGGTAATCCAACTTTTTATAATACATCAGCTGGCACACCAATTAACGCTTACGAACTAAATGAATATGGTTTATTAGCGGCTTACTCAGTTTTAGGTATTAGTAATAGAGCATATGTTCAACGTGTTAACGTTGACACTGCACAGCTTGCCGCCTCATTATCCAGACCATTGGGTCGTAGTGATAATAATTCATACTGGTTAGACACAGCACAAACAACATGGGGCTTACATGAATGGTCAGCAACAACTGGTTCATTCACTAATAAAGTTCCAACAGTTATTACATCAACAACTGACCTAGACGGTGGTATACCTAAATCATCAATTGGTGCTATCGGAGATTATGCAGTGGTAGCAACTAATGCCGCTAACCCTGTGTATTACAAAAATAGATCAAATGCTTGGGTACTAGTTGGATCTGATGATTGGCACAACAGCTGGCCAACTGTCCAAGGTACAGTAACAAGTCCGGCTATAACATCAGGACATAGTATTGTTATTAACGGAACAACAGTTACCACTGGCGGAACAACTGCAACAGCTTTAATTAATGCAATTAATTCGGCTTCTATTGTTGGTGTAACAGCCGCGGTAGTAAATAACAAAGTTGAAATTTATGCAGATAGCGAAGTTTCAGATGATGGGTCTTCATTGGAAGGTGCATTAGTATTAGGTAACGGCACAGGTACTATATTAACAGATGCTGGATTAACAGCAAAAACATATTACTATCCAAGATTAAGACAGTCACAACATTATTCAAATCCACGTTGGGCATCAACAGATACTGCTCCTCGTCCTACAGGTTCTATATGGATTAAGACAACAGCAGTAAACAACGGTGCTGATATAATTGTAAAAAATTATAATTCAACTACAGAACTGTGGTCAACTATAAGTGCACCAATATATGAAAACGATGTTACTGCACTTAAAAATATTGACCCAACAGGCGGTGGTGTGAATATTGCGGCTAATACATTATACGTTCAATATGATTCTGCAGAAGCAGACAATGCAACATATAAAATATTTAGAAGATATGCTACGGGTGCAACAACGGTTACATCAGCTGATACTAGCCCAACATTCGTAAGTGCAGAAACATTTACTATATCAGCAAGTGTTAAAAATTCAACAACAATGTCGACAGCAGTTACAGCAACATTAGGCGGAACAGCCGCCGCTGACTTTGTAACAGCATTTAATGCGGCAGGTGTAGCTAACACACTAGCTTCTGTAGTTAACGGTGCTGTTAGAATAACACATACACAAGGTGGTGTTATTGTTCTTAAAGATGTATCAGGAACACCAGTAGCTGATGCAGGTATTAACTCAACATTAGATACTGTTAAAGCAGGTAACAACAATGACGTTGTGCTTTCTAACTATGTTCCACTAACATACACAGCATCAGCAAATGAACCAACACAAGATCCAGCAGAAGGTACATATTGGTATTATTCAGCAACTGACCAAGTTGATATATTAATACAGGATGGTGGTGTATGGAAAGGTTATAAAAATGTAACTAACGATGCTAGAGGATTTGATCTATCACAAACTTCACCAAATGGACCAATTGTATCAGCAACTGCTCCTACAACACAATCAGATGCTTCAGCATTAGTATATGGTGACTTATGGATTGGAACAGCAGACTTAGATAACTATCCTAAAGTATACAGATGGCAAGCGGTTGAAGGTATTGATCAATGGGTAGTCATTGATACAACTGATCAAACTACATTAAACGGTATTTTGTATGCAGATGCACGTTGGGGAACAGCAGGTACAGTTGATCCTGTAACCGACGATATTCCAACTATTGTATCCTTACAAACCAGTGATTATGTTGATTTAGACGTACCATCCCCAACATTGTATGCAGAAGGTTCATTGTTATGGAACACACGTCGTTCAGGTTTTAATGTTAAAACATTCCAAGTAAATTATTTTAATTCTACAGACTTTACTGGAACAATGCCTACACAGAAAGATGCGTGGGTTAATGCAAGTGGTAATAAAGCAGATGGTTCCCCATACATGGGACGTAAAGCAGTACGTAAAATTGTAGTTGCGGCATTAGAAGCAGGCCTCGATGCTAATACATCAATACGTGAAGAACAGAAACAATTTAATTTATTAGCGGCACCTGGTTATCCAGAACTAATTGATAATCTAGTAGCTCTAAATAATGATAGAAATAATACAGGTTTTGTAATTGGTGATACACCATTTAGATTAACAGACAATTCAACAGACGTTGTTAATTGGGCAACTGACGCAGGCGGAGCTGGAACAGACAGTGAAGACGGTCTTTCAACAGCAGATCCATATGTAGCAGTATTCTACCCAAGTGCTAAGACAAACGACTTAGCAGGTAATAAAGTTGTTGTTCCACCATCACACGTGATGTTAAGAACAATAGTCAAGTCTGATGANGTTGGCTTTCCATGGTTAGCACCAGCAGGTGGATTACGTGGAACTATTGACAATGCAGAAGCTCTTGGTTATGTTAATGCACTAACAGGTGAGTTCGAACAGATATCTGTTAGAGAGTCATTACGTGATACACTTTACGCAAATAAAGTTAATCCATTAACATTTATTCCAGGTTCAGGATTACAGAATTATGGTAACAAAACTATAGCGGCAACTCCATCAGCACTTGATAGAATTAATGTAGCAAGACTAGTTGCTTACATACGTGATAGATTAGAAGTGTTAGGTAGAGGATATATATTTGAACCAAACGACACAGTTACTAGAAACGAAGTTAAAAATGCGTGCGAACAGTTATTAAATGATATAACTGCTAAACGTGGTATTTACGACTACCTAGTAGTATGTGATGATACAAATAATACACCAGAACGTATTGATCGTAACGAATTATACGTTGATATAGCAATTGAACCTACTAAATCTGTGGAATTCATTTACATTCCATTAAGAATTAAAAACACAGGCGATATTGAAGCAGGTAATTTATAGTAGTAATAAACTACGCACTTAATGGTTCTTCGGAGCCATTTTTTGCGACCACGGATCGATAAATAGTAGTAGAAAGATATTTATTAAGGAGAAATACACATGGCTGTTTCATCATTAACTAGGATGTCAGTTCCTTTAGCGTCAGATCAAAGTGCATCTAACCAAGGACTGTTAATGCCTAAATTAAAGTATCGTTTTAGAACGGTATTTGAAAACTTTGGTGTATCATCACCAAGAACAGAATTAACTAAACAAGTTATTTCATTTGCTAGACCTTCATTATCATTTGAAGAAATGCCGATTGAGTTATATAACTCTCGTATGTACCTAGCAGGTAAACATACTTGGGAAACTACAACAGTTGAATTACGTG